GGACGCTGAATCTTTTGGAGGGTTGTTGGATTTTGCAAAAATGGCAAATTCACAAAACCCACAAGATCAGGAACAAGCTTTTAATATAGTCAAAGCTGAATACGAAAGACAGGCGCAAAACTTGGGAAAGAAGATTGAGGGTTTCGATTCTCTAGCTAACCACCCAGATTTGCGGAATCGTGTTGATGATTTGGAATTGACTGAGGATGATGCTTTAAAACTTGCTCACGCGGAAAGGCTTGTGCAGAGGCAAGACCAAATGAATAGGGATTCTTTTGAAACAAATCAAAAAGAAGAGGCCGCAGGAGTTGAAAGAAAAACTGCCCTTGATAGCGTTGGCGTTTTTATGGAATCAATGGAAAAAACTGATATTGATTTTAGCCATAAAAACTCAAAACTTATGGGAATGGTTGATTCTATTCGGTCCGGGTATCCCCCTACTCAGTGGGTTTCAGTGGTAAAGCATCTATATGGAGTCATGGGTACATCTTCCGACAAACGTATTGAAAACAAAAAATCGGCTTCTAATCCGGTTGTCTCGTCTGGTGCGTCTGCGGGAAGTCAAGTGCCTCAAACAATGTTGGAGGCCATGAACCAAGCCCTTGATGGCTAGTTCATGCAGATAAAGCTATGAGCAACATGGCGTTAGATTTCGATTATTATTCGGGAGTATTGCAATGCCATTTACAGTAGATCAGTTATCAATAGCAGGAAAATCCGCGCTTGATTTTCATTTAAAAAACAAAAGCGTGGATCAGATTGGACATGAACGCCCTTGGTTGAAGGAAATGATGAAGACCAAAGGTTCCATGCCAGGTGGTAAAGAAAACGCGGTTGTTCAGCTTCGCTACCGATACCAGTCGAACTTTCAGTTCTTCAACGGACGACAGCAAGTTTCATACAACAATCGTTCAACGATTGAACAAGCTTCCTTTCCTTGGAGATCAGCACATGATGGTTTCGCAATTGAAGAGGATCGTTTAATTCAGAATGGTATTAGCCTTCTGGATGATAAAAAACCGGCTCAGAATTCACAGGCCGAGCGCGTTCAGCTTCAAAACTTGTTTCAAGAACAAATTGAAGTAATGGACCTTGGGTTTGATGAGCAGTTTGACAAAAAGCTTATACAAGATGGTTCTGCTGGTACGGATGACATTGAAGGTCTGGATCATCTAGTTGCAACCGATCCTACCACTGGTACGGTTGGTGGAATCGACAGGTCTGTTGCTGGGAATAGCTGGTGGAGAAATAACTTCTCTCTTAACTTGACCACGACAACCACGACTGGAACCATTATCGACAAGATGGAAATTGAGTGGCGTAACTGCATTAAGAACGGTGGTCGTCCAAATTTCATCATGGTTGGTTCTGATTTTTATGATGGATACCGAAACTTCCTTCTGAAAACTTATGGTCAGGTCAATTATTCGGCTGGCGATCAGATGTCGATTGAAGGTGGCACAGAAGTTGTTCGGTTTAAAGGTGTTCCGATGGTTTGGAACCCGACCTTTGACGACTTGGGTGGAACATTCGCAAAGCGATGTTATTTCATCAATACCCGTTTCATGCAGTTAAAGGAAATTCAAGGCAAGATTTCTCGCAAGCCGCCCCGCCCTTACGACCGATACGAGCACTACTTCGGTATGACATGGCGTGGTGCGTTGGCGATGACTCGCTCAAACGCTCATGCGGTTCTTACTATCGCATAGTGTAATGGATGGTGGGGCTTCGCGGCCCCACCGTTTTTTAAACTTTCGGAGGATTTATGTTAGCAAAGAAATGCGATGTAACTATTTATAAGGGTATGCAGACCAGAATTCCTAAGAATATTTATGAGCATGAAGTAAAGATTTTAGAAGCAATTTATGGTGAGGGGTCTGTTGAAGGTTATAAGCGCAAAGAGCATTATTTCCCTGAAGGCAAAAAATACAAAATTGAAGGTGATGATATTTCTTATGACGTTGAAGAAATAGAATACGAGGAAGAATTTGACAGGATGGCGGGAACTTATGGTATGCACCCTGAGATCAGAATGACTTGGGCAGAATATGTTTTCGGTCCTAGACAAGAAGGCCGACTTGAGCAAGAAGGAAAAAAGAAATATACGGTTGAACTAGAGCGCAAAGTTTACGCTCCACCAACAAAAAAAGAATTAGCCAAGTCCGATATGGACGGGTTGGTAGCTTTAAGTACTAGCCAATTAAAAGAATTGCTGAAGGAGAATGAAGTTTCTTTCACGGCAATGGCAAATAAAGTGATGCTTTTAAACCTCGCAAGAAAGGCTGGATTGAATGTCGTTACCGAACAAGAGGACACTAGGGGAGTTGCGGCAGGAACTTCGTGATCGTTTAGGCTTCGCCTCTTTGGGGGCGAAGTCCGGGCCTAACAATTCCATCATTGATAGTTTTCTACGAAATGCCCAGGTACAACTTTACTGGCAGTTTGACTGGAAATTTCTGACGGAAGTTGACAAGACTACACAGACTAACCAAGGCCAGACCACCTATGATTGGCCTGATGACGTTGATCCAGATCGTGTTATTTCAGTGGTGGTGCAAGATACGAGTTCAACGACTACGAATATATATCCGTTAGTTGAGGGTATTGATACAGGGCATGACAATTTCGTAACACCTCAAAGCCATCCAAGAAGGTTTGAGCGTAGAGGTAATATAGAAATTTGGCCTTCTCCTGATTCTAATAGTTATTTTGTATGGCTGGAACACGTTAAGCGTTTGGGACGTTTCACGCAGGACAACGACCGGGCAACTATTGATGAGGATTTAATTTTCCTTCATGCCTTATCAAACGCAAAGTCTCATTACGGACACCCGGACTCAGATATTTATATTCAGCAATTAAACGCTTTGATGCAAAGGCTTAAGTCTAAAGGCATGGGTAACAAGCGGTATTCTCGCCTACCCATTACAGAAGCGTATCCTCAACAGCACGTTCATACGGATGACATATAGATGCCGGTAATTACTTTTCAGGATTTCGGACTGGGCAAAGACTTACGCAAAGGGGCTTCTGTTGCTGATGCTAATAGGTTGCGGGAATTAAAAAATGGTTATGTGACTACTGGTAAAGCTATTCGTAAGCGTCCAGGGACATCCCTTATTGCAAAACTAGAAACTGGAACAACCGGACTTATTCCCGGACTTGGTAAGCTTCATACATTTACTGAAGCTACGGGCATATCTCATTCTAACGCATTATTTGAAGCCCATCAGGTATCTGGTTCTAACGTCAATCCCGCCGTCTTTACTGGTTCTGGGTTAAACGATTTATCATCTGGCGGTAGTTACAACGGTGCTGGAACGCCGACTTTCACTATAGTTATTGATGGTGTTGTAACTGGAGCAATTACAGTTTTTGCGGCAAACGGTGCTACTAGCACCACTGTTACTTCTACTGGTCATGGACGGTCGAATGGGAATCTTTTAACCATTATTGGTACAACGAGTTATAACGGATCGCATAGTATTTCTGGTGTCACGGCTAACACTTATAATATTTCGGTAGCATTTATTGCTGATGATGCGACTGGTACATGGGAGTTAAACCCGAATACTTTTAAATGGAAAAAAGACTCAGGTGCTTTTACGACAGGAGTTTCGATAACCGCACTTGTCCAGAATTTGCAAGAAGGTGTACAGGTAACTTTCGGTGCATTAACTGGTCATACGTTGGCTGACTCATGGACGGCCTTAATTTCTTCTACCGTTGATGTGACAAAGGTTCATTTTGGCGATGTATTTAACGGCTTTCTTTATACCGTTATTGAGTACACAAACGCAACGATCCTTCATCATTACCTTGACGGTTCTACAGTCACAAAAATTACTGACCCGAACTGCCCACAAAGTAAGGCCGCTGTTAAAATTGAAAGTAAAATATGGGCAATCAACGGCGACACTGTTGCTTTTTCTGCAACTGGAAATCCTAGAGACTGGACGACCTCGCAAGATGCTGGTTTTCTCCCTGTTGGGCTAAAACAGCGTGGAGCCGATGAATCACTTGCGCTTGGACAGTATCAGGTGAACAAGTTAATTGTCTTTTTTAAGGATGGAGCGCAACTGTGGACGGTTGATCCTGATCCTGCACTTCATGTTTTCAGTCAACTTTTACCGGGTTCATCTACTCGCTACCATCGCGGTATTGCTAATTTATTTCAGGATTTATATTTCCTTTCTGATTACGGGTTTAGGTCTATATCTGAGGCCGCGCTGACTGGGAACCAAGCTGAATTTGATATTGGTAGCCCGATAGATGAAGTAATCCAGCCTCTTTTACCAATTGCTGATACTCATGCGCCAGAAGGGATATTTAATCCTAAGCTGGGGCAGTATATGAGCGCGATTGGTTCCACTGTTTACACTTTCACGTTTTCAAGAACAGCTAAGATTTCAGCATGGGGTGAATATGAATATCCTTGGACGATTCATGACACGGCTGTTCTTGACGGTGAAGTTTATTATCGTAGCGGAAACAATGTTTATAAATCCGATGACACTCTGAATTTAGATGGTGTCGAGACTGGGAAAACAATAACAGTTTTCGCTACTAACGGTTCAGGTGGAACCACCGTAACCTCCACGGCTCATGGCAGAGCAAACTCAGACAAAGTAACTATAGCAGGGACAACAAGTTATAACGGAACGAATACAATTTCTTCGGTAACGACTAATACTTTCGACATATCTGTGGCCTTTGTAGGTAATGATGCCACTGGAACTTACACAGTAGGGACTCCTTTTGAATGTGAGATCGGCTTTGCCTTTTTTGATGCGAAAAAACCCGGAGTTATGAAGATGTGGCGCGGTGTTGATTCTGTATCTACCGGCGATATAGATTTAAATTTTAGGTTTGACCCCCGCGATGAAACTGAATTCACGGAAACGATAACTTTGACGGGTGACACAAGGCCAGGGGAACTAGCCCCTGTCGAGATTGCCTCAACTTCATTATCGCCTTTAGTTAAAAATAGTAATGATGAA